GGGTTTACATCTAAATTGCTTTTAGATAATGGTTTGACAGACGCATTAGTTAAGGCTGGTGTTGCCACACCATTTTTACCTGCGGTCAAAGCTATGTTATCATCACAGGCGAAAATCGCTATTGATGGCGACACACGCAAAGCAGTTATAGGCGACAAAGATTTAAGCGCGTTCGTAACAGAATGGGCGACCAGTGATGACGGCAAACATTATATTGCAGCACCACAGAATAACGGTGGTGGAGCAAATGGTGGAAGTGGTAGCACTGGACAACAAGTTGTAAGCCGTTCAACGTTTGACAATATGTCACACCCAGAGCGGGCAAGTTTTGCAAAAAGTGGCGGCAAAGTTACAGATTAGTTTTTATCCTGTTTCGATTGCCGTCTAATATTTATTTTTATTTTAGAAGGCAATCAAGATGGCAAACGTTCTCAGCAATTTAGCAGCAGACATTTACAAAGCGGCAGATGTAGTAGGTCGTGAATTAGTTGGTTTTATTCCCTCAGCCACCATTAACGGTGACGCAACAGATCGCGCTGCAAAAGGCGACACAATCCGTGCAGCATTCACTCGCACACCAAGCGTTAACACTTCATTTGCGCCTTCAATGACAATTCCTGAAGGTACAGATCAAACCGTTGACAACAAAACAATGACGCTTGATTCTTACGCTTCGGTTCAAATCCCTTGGACTGGTGAAGATATTAAGCACGTCAATAATGGTGCAGGTTATGAAACCATTTATGGCGATCAAATTGCCCAAGCAATCCGCGCATTGTGCAACAAAATCGAGCAAGATTTATTCTCAGCTGCTTACAAAGGCGCATCACGCGCTGTAGGTACTGCTGGAACAACACCATTTGCGTCAAACTTCGACACTATTGCGCAAGTGCGTCAAATCTTAGTTGATAACGGCTGCCCTACTGATAATCAAATTTCATTGATTATGAACACAGCGGCTGGCGTTAAATTACGCAACCTTGCAACACTTCAACAAGTTAACACTGCAGGCAATGAAGCATTATTGCGTCAAGGTACATTGCTTGATTTGCAAGGCATCATGATTAAAGAATCGGCTGGTATTACTACGCACACAAAAGGCGGTGGTACTTCTTACGTTACTTCTGGATCAACTGCTGTTGGTGTTACTGACATTGCATTGGTAACAGGTAGCGGCACAGTATTAGCGGGTGACGTTGTAACATTTGCAGCGGATACCGTTAACAAATATGTTGTTGGTACAGGTGTTGCGGCTGCTGGTACTATTTCATTAAACGCTCCAGGCGCACAAAAAGTCATTGCTACAGCAAACGCTTTAACTGTTGGTGATTCTTACACACCAAGTGTTGCGTTTCACAAATCAGCAGTCGAGTTAGGCATGCGCCCACCTGCTATGCCAAACGGTGGCGATTCTGCCGTTGACGTGATGACAGTACAAGACCCAACAAGCGGTTTAGTATTTGAAATTGCAGTTTATAAAGGTTATATGAAAACCATGCTTGAAGTACGTTGTTTGTATGGCGTAAAAGTATGGAAACCAAACCACGTTGCTACGTTGCTAGGTTAATTTTTCTAGGGGGTTCGCGTTCGTTCCTGTTCGCGTTCCTCCGCCTTTATTTATGTTAAGGATTAGGTTATGGCGTTATTTTTAGAAGATGTTAGGCAGGGTGACGATTATAGTGTTGAGTTAATTGTAAAAAATGCTAGTGGTGGCGTTCAAAATATCACTGGTTATAAATTCTGGTTAACGTTTATGTCATCGCTTGATTTAACATACGAACAAGCTGAATTAAAATACATTAAAGAAGCTGGCGATGATGAAAATGACGATGTAGCAAATGGAATATGTTATATTTATATACCAGCATCAACTACTCAAAATATTCCACTTGGTTCATATTATTATGCTTTGCAACAAAGAGCTGGCGTTACAGGCGGTGTTGCAACAGTATTGCCACCAATTGAATCATACAAAGATAAAATTAAAGTATTAGCTGGCATTAAGAGACCCGCAACATGAGCGTAACAATTACATTAGAAAATAATATAATTGAAGTTAATCCTGTAAAATACAGTATTACAGCGCAACCAGTTGTTAGAAATATTGTGCAGGCATTACCAGCAGGATTAAAAAGCAACGATGGAGATTATTTTAATACTGCAAATTTGTTTTCAGAATTAAATAATTCAACAAAAAAAACACAAGCTCGACAAAATTTAGAGCTGCAATATATTGACTGCGGAGAATTTAACTAATGCCAAGAATACAGATAAAACGTGGATTAAAAGCTAATATACCTACAACTTCAATGCTTGCAGGTGAGCAACATTTTTCAACAGATAGAGGCACACTTCATGTTGCAACTTCAGCAACAACTTCAATGCCAGTTGTTCCACCCATTGACGATCTAACTACATTAGCAAGTGTTGACGGCGCATCAGATTTATTATTGATTCATGACGCAAGCGCAACAGGCGTAAAAGAAAAAAAGATTACTTTTGACGCATTTAAAACCGCGTTAAATATTCCAACTGGTTCAGGAGATGAAAAAGTTGCTGTCGTTTCTGGTGGGACTGCTGGTTATATTTTTGGAACAGATGGAACAGATGGTGTAATAAGATTAAATACATCATTATCATGGACAAAAGATGCAGGTAACGTATTTGTTACTATTGCAGTCAATACGGTTGATTGTGGCACATTCTAATGCCTAAGATATTAAATAAACGCGGAACAAGAGCAAACTTAAACACGCTTGCAACAGCAAATGGGTTAAGTGCTGGAGAAGTTTATTTAATAACTGATGAAAATAAAATAGCCATTGGATTATCTTCTAGCACTTACGAAGCGTTTGCAAAAGAAAGCAGCAATACTTTTACAGGTACTCAAACTTTTAGCGGAACATCAACTACATTAGCGGCTATATTAACTAATGCGGCTGAAAAAACTACTATATCTTCTACTGCGGCTACTGGCACGATTGCATATTACACAGCAACGCAATCTGTTATGTATTACACAACAAATGCTTCAGCTAACTGGACATTAAATCTTCGTCATTCAGTAGGAACTACTTTAAATACTGCAATGGTTGTAGGTCAAACTATAACAGTTACGTTTATGGTGACAAATGGCGCAAGTGCTTTTTATAATAATGTAGTGCAAGTAGACGGAACAACTGTAACACCAAAATGGCAAGGTGGAACTGCTCCATCTTCCGGTAATGTGTCATCAATTGATGTTTATACCTATGCTATTATAAAAACTGCTGATGCGACATTTACTGTTTTAGCTACTGTTACTAAATTTGCTTAAGGATTATTTATGCCTTTAATTTCAAGTTCAGGATTATTAAATGCCATAGGGGTTAGATTTACATCTAGCGCAACTGTAAAACAATATGTAGCAGTAGTTAGAGATTCAACACCCTTTGTAACAACTTATAACTGGAACAAAGGATTTAACAGCGCATTTGCTGATCCAGCATCACTGCCAATGACTTATGGAGCTGGTGTATCTTTTACCAAATCAAATAATACACTAGCTATTGGTGACTTTAATAACACAGGTGTTGCAATTTACCCGTGGTCATCCAGTGGGTACGGTACTAAATACACATCACCTGGTATAGGTGGTTCTGGAAATGGCAACCCCGCTTTTTCAAAAAACGATGGTTTATTAAGTTTGTGTGTATCACTATCACCATATGTAGCAGTATTTCCATGGGCTGCTGGTACAGGGCAAGGGACTAAATATACTGCTCCAGTAACCGTACCAAGAGGTCTTGTTTATGCAACCGCTTTTAATGATTCTACATCAGTGATAGCCTATGCTCACACTAGAACACCTTATGTAACTGCTTACCCTTGGAGTAATGGTTTTGGAACTAAATACGCAGACCCTTCAACTTTACCTACTGGCAATGGTCGTGGCGTAACCTTTAACCCTTTAGACGGTAGTGTAGCTATCAGTCATGCTACAACACCTTATGTAACCGCTTATCCTTGGTCTAATGGATTTGGAACTAAATACGCTAATCCATCAACTTTACCTACTGGCAATGGAACAAGATCAACTTTTAATGTAGCAGGGACATTATTTGCTATTGCGCATGCTACAACACCTTATGTAACCGCTTATCCTTGGATTAGTGGTAGTGGTTTTGGTACAAAATACGCAAACCCTTCAACTTTACCTACTGGCAATGGAAACGATGTTTCATTTTCATCAGCTAGTGATGCTATTATTGTTGCTCATGTTACAACACCTTTTGTAACTGCTTACCCTTGGTCTAATGGATTTGGAGCTAAGTACGCAAACCCATCAACTTTACCATCTCCTCAAGGTACTGGTAGTGCCTTTAGTAATTAACAGGAAAATAAAAATGTATTTAACAATCAACCCACAAGACACAATCAACACTCTAGCTCTTAACGTAGTACATAGAGAAAGAGAAGTTCATCAATACCAAATCAACATTGATAACTATACAGCCATGCTTGCAGTTATGCCACAAGGTGATGCTCCTGCTGAAATCTTGCAATACATGAGTACAAAAACAGAGGAATTACCTTTTGATGTGCCTTTGGAAACTGTACAAGTAGTGGCTGATTATCAATATCGTGACCGTATTAGATATTTAATTCGCACAGAAGCTATTGAACAAAATAAAGCTAAACAAGTGCTTGACGCGCTAAAAGCTCAAATCCCTGCTGACCAACTAGATGCTTTAGTTGCTGAGGCGTTAGTGATTGTTAATGCTCAATCTGCTGCATAATATAAAATAATATGACAATAATCGTTGAAGATGGAACAGGATTAGCAAACGCTGAAAGTTATGTTTCAGTAGTAGACGCTAACACATATCATTCAAAAATTGGAAATGATGCTTGGAATGATTTAGATACGTCAGTAAAAGAGCAACTACTGCGCAAAGCCACAGATTACATGGTGGCTCAATATCGTTTGCAATATGCGGGTTATCGTAGATATTCAACCCAATCGCTTGATTGGCCGCGCTTATACGTTCCATTAATTGATTCATTATCGGCAAATGTTTTTCCGCAATATGTGGATTTTGACATTGTGCCAACCACTGTAAAAAATGCGTGTGCTGAATTAGCATTAAAATCTTATACAGCCATTTTGATGCAGGATTTAACACAAGGCGTTATTCGTGAAAAAGTAGACGTTATTGAGGTGGAATATGATAAATATTCACCACAGCAAACACGCTATGCTCAAATCGATGCCATGTTATCCGTGTTTTTTAAACAACAAGGCAACGATATGTCGAGATCATTGGTGAGAACATGACACTTGATGCTCGCGCTCGCTCCACAGCAGATAAATTGCTGGATAAGTTTGGCAAATCAATTACGCTAACGTCTATTGTTGAGGGCACTTATGACCCAACAACGGGTGAGTTATCGGGCGGAACAACAACATCAACTAATCATACTGCCGTTATCAAAGACTATAACGGGATTGATTTTATTAGTGGTGTAGTGCAAGCAGGCGACAGAAAGGTAATGATCGCGGCATTAGGCGCACCAACTCCACAGCCAGCCGATAAAGTAACCGTTGATAGTGAAGTTTATCAAGTGGTGGCGGTTCGCCATATCTGGTCGGGTGAATTACCCGCGCTTTATGAAATGCAGGTGAGAAAATGACAGGTTCAATGTCGCAAATTGTTGCGCGTGTTAATGGTCGCATTGATGACCAAATAAGAATGGCAACGCTTGGCGTATTTATTGGAATTAGAAAAGATACACCAGTTGGCGAACCTAGCACTTGGAAAAATCCAGCGGCAGCTCCAGAAGGTTATGTTGGCGGAAACGCTCGCAATAATTGGCAATGCACAATTGGTGCGCCTTTTGTTGGTGAAGATGCAAACGGGTCGAATGAGAAAATACAAAGAACTATTCCACGCAGAGCTGGAAGTGTTGTGTATTTAACCAATAACGTGCAATACATTCAGCCATTAGAATATGGACACAGCACAAAATCACCCAATGGCATGGTTAGAGTAAACGTTGCACGTTTTGAGGGGTTATTAAATGGCACTAGTTGAGATCCGTACAGCATTAGAAACAAAACTCAATGCGCTAACGCCTACACTTTCTACAGCGTGGGAAAACGTGCCTTTTACACCTGTAGTCGGCACAGCATATCAACAAGTAAATTTGTTGATTGCCGATACGCTCAACCCAACATTAGGCGGCAATCATTATCGCGTAAAAGGTTTTATGCAGGTGCTATTGTGTTATCCAGCTAACGTAGGCGCAAAAACAGCAGCAACACGCGCTGATTTATTGGTTAATCATTTTAAACGCGGTACAAGTTTAACAAACGGCAGTGTAACTGTTATTATTGACAAGACACCATCAATTGCACCGGCATTGATTGACGGGGTGCTTTATAAAATTCCGGTATCAATTTA